GGACTTTTCCGTTCTCCTGTGGAGGATGATTCAATTGCTAAAATGTTGCATACTCATTTGAAGTCCAAGGTTTTAACCATGGAACAATCAAGTGCTGAAGCAATTCAAAATGTTGCATTGAAGTATTTTGAGTTTGGCCGAGAGGTCTACACACTACGCAAATCGCAACTTGAAGAGGTTGCACGTGCCGCTGGAATTCAAGGGTACGTTGGACCAATTATGAGTTACGATGAGCGAATTGCGTGGTATCGTGAGAAGTTCGACCTTTAGGTCGGCTTCAAAAGCCCGCCCTTGGGGCTTTCAATACTGGGGGCCACCGCAACTATGTGTTGGATAAGATAAAAATAGTTGCTTGTGTTTGTATAACGCATGAGTTGTAGGTTCTGAATTACCTATGATTTGTGGACAGCTACACAAGTAGTCATTGTACATATTGTCGTTATTTAGCGACGGGGTGACGCCCACAAAAATAGCACTGTCATGTTGTCGACTGATGCACCGCACATGATATTTTTCAAATAGCATTTCTTATTTACATACAATTTTGGAGGACGGTACCCTCAATAAAAATACCGATTTCAATATTTCTACGAGAACTCTTCGTCGTGTTGAATCATTTGATGATTTTAATGAAGTTGAAATTCTCAAATTTTATGTCAATGATTTAGAAAGCAAACTTGCAAAGAGAGACAAACTTATATCTCAACTTGAGGAAAGGGTTCATCAATTAGAATGTGCAATTTTGTTTTCTCAGTCTGGAGTTGTTTCTGATTCTCAGCCTGCACCAGGTACTCAAGAAAAAGAATTAGCTTCAAATATTAAGGAACAAATTACCGCATTTGCTGATCAAGATGCTGGATGGACTACTGAGAAAGTAGGTTATTACGAACCAACAATGGATCTTGCGAATAATAATGATAGTGAGTTGGGCAATTTTCTCGGACGCCCTATTCGCCAATCAGCGCAAACATGGATTGTTGGACAACCTCTTTTTTATAAGTTCAATCCTTGGAAAGCTTTTTGTGAGAACACTTTTGTGCGAGACAAAATCAAGAATTATGAATTGTTACGTATGAAATTACATGTCAAAATGGTGATTTCAGGTACCAAATTTCATTATGGTCGTGCTTTAGCTTCTTACAATCCATATACAGCAAATGATGAGGTAACTGTGAATAGGAATTTTATCCCTCAGGATTTGATTCAAGCATCACAGAAACCTCATTTCTTTTTGAATCCGACTAAGAATACTGGAGGCGAATTGTGTCTTCCTTTCTTTTGGCCCAAGAATTATTTTAGTATTCCCGATGCCGATTGGGATGATATGGGAGATATTGTCATTTCATCTTTCGGAAATCTTTTGCACGCAAATGGTGGCAATGATCCTATTACTATTACTATTTACATTTGGGCTGAAGATGTTGTAC